CCGGTTCTTATCCTGGATATACAACAGAGAAAATACTCCATGCTTTTTACGCAAAAACTATCCCTATTTACTGGGGAAGCCCTACTGTTGCTGCAGACTTTAATCCTTCCGCATTTATTAATGTGCACGACTTTGATAGTTTCGATGATGCGATAGAATATGTAAAGCAAGTAGATAATGACGATGAGCTATACAATAAAATTGTAAATGCTACTCCGCTTGCAGGAAATGTTCCTAGAGATTATATGTTGTTGAACAATTTTTTAAATTGGTTTGATGCTGTTGTTTACAATAAGATTGACCGCAACGAATGAAAATACTAACTGTCATTTTTAATTGGCGGGGACATTTTCTAAATACTGTAAAAAAACAAAATCAATTAACAGCAATAGGTGTAACACCTGTAGTTATTAATAGTGACGATGAACACAGAATCGATGCTCCCCATTGGCATAATATAGGTGAAGATAGTTATTTCAATGCACAATTTTTAAAAGCATTGGAAGTATTCGAATCTTCAGATTGCGATGTTCTGTTCCATATTCAAGCAGATGCCTCATATGATAATTGGAAACAGTTGTATGAAGATGCTGAAAAGTATTTTGAAATGACAGACTGGGGTGTCTATGCCCCTAATGTAGATTATACTTGGTATGATTCTATTAGATCGGATGTAACAACTTTAGAGTTTCCTATAGACAAGTTAAAGATTGTAGCAAATACAGATTGTACTTGTTGGTTCATTCATAAAGATATTATAGATAAATATAGGAAACGTAACATAGATATGACGCAATATAAAATGGGCTGGGGCTGGGATATTATTTTTCCTGCTATCTCATTTATTAATAAGAGACCTGTTATTCGAGACTACGGACATACCATTGACCATCCTCAAGGAACAAACTATGATACAAATAAAGCAGAACAAGAAATGTGGAGTTTGTATAACAGTTTAGATCCTGAACTAAAACAAGCATTCGGGTTTATTAAAGGCAACAAAGAATTATTAGCATCATATTATAAATGAAGAAAATTATATCATTTAGTTTGTGGGGAGACAATCCTAAGTATTGTGTCGGTGCTATTCGCAACGCTCAATTAGCACAAATACATTTCCCACAATGGCAATGTAGATTCTATTGCGGAAGAGATGTTCCGGGAATCTATATATCCGCATTAAACGCTTTCGATAATACTTCGGTATGGATCAGACCAGAAGACGACTTTACATTCGGAGCATTCTGGAGATTTGATGCCATGGAAAAGGATACTATAGTATTGTCTCGGGATTGTGATTCCAGATTGTCTGCCAGAGAAAGACAAATTGCAGATGAATGGCTCTCCTCAGAAAGACGCTTATCGGTTGTACGAGACCATATCAATCATTATGAATTTCCTATCCTTGCAGGTATGTGGGGACTAAGGGGCGGATTAGATGATGATATGAAATCTCGTATGTCCAGTTATAATAAAAATCATGTATATCTTATGGATCAGTATTGGCTACGAGATATTATTTGGCCAGCCTTAGAAACCGATTCTATGATACATGGTATCAAAGAAACGATGTGGATGCGAAATTCTTATAAGTCACTCGGGAAAGATTTTATAGGACAAACATACGACGCTAACGACATTCCCGTATACGACTCAGCACTATCATGAAACAAACTATTGTAGTACACCATCATACTGGTCTAGGAGACCATTTTATTTGTAATGGCTTAATTCACTCATTACGAGACCATTATTCTATTGACTTAATATGTAAAAGAAATTATAATAAAACAGTAAAGCACTTATATGAAGACTTCGAAGATGTGAATGTTGTTCCTGTTGATAATGAAATGGAAGATACGTTGAAACATATTCAAGAAACGAATCGACCATTAATGAGAGTCGGATTTGAAAATTGCGACTATAATAATTTCGAAGAGTCCTTTTATCTAACCTCTGGGGTAGACCCAGATGCAGAATATGATAAATTTATACTTCCTGAGAGATTAGATAATTCTTGGAAATGGTATCACAGCCTAAAAGAAAAATTAGGCGAGGATTATATCTTTGTACATGATGCTAGTACATACGGTACTTTTGATCTTAAAATAGATTCTAAATTACCTAGACATACTGCAGTTAAAGAAGATACCGACGATGTTTTGGATTATGTAGATGCTATCTGTTTTGCTAAAGAAGTTCATGTTATCAATAGTGGCCTAAACAATTTAGTATTTCAGTTATACTATAAGAATATGACAAAAGGTAAAATATTTTATCACAATGCAAGAAAGCTTAATCTTGGCGGAATACCAGTAAAGGTACCTGAAGGAATTGAGGTAATTGAATATGAGTAAACGAGTAACAGTAATTACACCGACTACTGGTTCTAAGTATTTAGAACAAAACCTACAATCTGTTTCTGAGCAAACATATGATAATGTAGAACATCTTGTTGTTGTAGATGGTCCTCCATTTTGGAAATCCGCAAATGACATTTTAGAGTGTTATCAAGATAAAACAGTAATGTATTTGCAGGAAAATACTGGAGCAGATCAATACAACGGGCACAGGATATATGGTTCAATGCCATACCTTGTTAATTCTGACTATGTGATGTTTTTAGATGAAGACAATTACATAGATAAAAAGCATATAGAAACTTTAGTTAAAGTTTGCGAAACAAACGACTGGGCATTTTCGTTGAGAAAAATTGTAGACAAAGATAATAATTATGTTTGTCTTGACGATTGTGAGAACTTAGGTAAGTGGCCTACTTGCTTAAGTGAACAGGAACTCTTTGTAGACGTTGGTGCATACTTTTTACCAACGACAATTGCTATTCAAATTTCACCTCTTTGGTATCGAAGAGCAAGACATCCAGATGAACAACCAGAAGTAGATCGTATTATTATGCAAACACTTCTTGCATATGGTTGGAGCTATGATACTAATGGAATGTATACGTTAAATTATAGAGTTGGTAATAGAGAAGATTCGGTTAAAGCGGACTTCTTTATATGGGGCAATAGCGTGATGGAAAAGAAATTTAAGGATGGATACCCATGGAGAAAGAAATAGCATACAAATATAATGAGGGAGAACTCTTAAAAGAGTTTAAAGAATATATCGATGCCACCTACGGCGAACACTATTCAATGAATAAATTTCAGGCAACCGAATTTATTATTGATAGTGGGCATGGTGTCGGATTTACCGTTGGGAACGTAATAAAATATGCCCAAAGATACGGAAAGAAAGCCGAAAGGAATAGACAAGACATATTAAAGGTGTTACACTATAGCATGATGTTATTATATGTACACGACATTGAAACCAAGGAGATTAAATAATGCAGATTAGTAAAGAAACAATTGATATCCTAAAGAATTTTGCTGGGATCAACAGCAACATTCTTATCAGAAAAGGTAAAACCTTATCCACAATTAGCACGGCAAAAAACATTTTTGCTAAAGCAACAGTCGCAGAAGACTTCTTAGAAGAAGTTGCGATCTATGATTTGAATTCTTTGTTGGCATTGCTAACATTAATGGAAAATCAGAATGTTGAATTTGGTGAAAAGAGTTTGACAATTTCTAAAGACTCAGGTAAATTTGAATATTTCTATTCTAGCCCTACTGTTATTGTTGCGGCGCCTACGAAGGATATTGAAGTAGATACACACTATGAGTTTAAGTTAACAGCAGAAGATGTTAACATGATTATGAAGGCCGCAGCTATTACAGGTGCTCCTACAATTACAATCGCTTGTAAGGGCGACGATGTTACTTTGACAATTGGTGATAAGAAAAATGATACGGCAAATACCTATAAGAAAGTTATAGGTAAATGCGAGCACACATTTGATTGCCATATGGCAGTAGAAAACTTCAAGATCATTCCTGATGCTTATTCAGTAACAATCTCGAAAAAGAAAGCATTCCAATTTAAACACGCAACAAAACCATTGGGTTATTTTATCGCAATGGAACCTGATTCGGTGGTGTAATATGCAAGAATCTTTTTATGTACCAAGACGTGAGTATATTGCTGTTCTTCGTAATGAAGTAGAAACATTAAAGCGCTTTTACTATAAACCAAACGAAGAAGGCACAGGACATTTTACTACTACAATTGGTGTATTAGAACAACGTATTAACGAACTTAATACTGTCCAAGATGCAACAGCTTGAGATACCATTCTTCTATCCTCTAACGGAGCAAATTCCGTTAGAGTTAGACTTCACTCCTAGTGAACAATGGATTGCTGAATGGCGAAAGAAACAATGGAACACTAATACACTTGCAACTAGTGGTAGTATTTTGATTAGTGGCACAGGTATAACTACATGGGCACAGGCACCTATGTCTTCTTTTGTTGTGAAGCCTTCTACAAAGAATGTTGGTAAATGGGAAATCTCAGAGTCTATGTTTGTGTATAGACCAATAAAGCCAAATGCTGTTATCAGATTTATGACCAAGCATCTTCTTGGTTTTAAATGGCATGATGAAATTTAATTATATTATGAGGTTATTATGGATTATCGTGAAAATGAATTTTTGTGGGTTGAGAAGTATCGCCCTCGTAAATTAGAAGACTGTATCTTACCCGCAGACCAAAAGACCATCTTTCTAGAGATGTTGTCTAAAGGTGAGATACAGAATATGCTATTATGCGGTGGTGCTGGTATGGGCAAGACCACAGTTGCCCGAGCATTATGTGAAGAACTACAAACAGACTATATCGTAATTAACGGTTCGGAAGAATCTGGTATTGATGTTCTTCGCACAAAGATTAAACAGTTTGCATCTACTGTATCATTCAGTGGCAAGGCAAAGGTTGTAATTTTAGACGAGGCAGATTATCTTAATCCCAATTCTACACAACCTGCACTAAGAGCATTTATAGAAGAGTTTTCGAATAACTGTAGATTCATTCTTACTTGTAACTTTAAGAATAGAATTATTCCTCCATTACATTCTCGATGCGCTGTTATCGAATTTAAATTACCTAAAGCAGATAGACCAAAGATTGCGGCAGCATTCTTCAAGCGCGTTACTGAGATTATGTCAATCGAAAAGATTGAGGCAGATGGTAAAGTAATCGCAAAAGTTATCGAGAAACATTTCCCCGATTATCGACGTGTATTAAATGAGCTACAAAGATATTCAGCCTCAGGAAAGATTGACGAAGGAATCTTTGTTAATCTAGGTGAGTCTAATATGCAAGAACTAATCGCTTGTCTAAAAGATGGCGATTGGAAAAAGATGAGAACTTGGGTTGTTAATAATATTGATAATGATCCTGGAACAATCTTTAGAAAATTATATGATACACTAACCGATCATGTTAAGCAAGTACCGCAATTGGTTTTGCTATTGGCAGATTATCAATATAAATCTGCATTCTGCGCTGACCAAGAGATTAATCTAGTTGCTTGTTTAACTGAGATTATGGCGGCGGTAGAATTTAAATGATAGATATTTTTCAACCTACTATACAATGGATCAAAGATGACTGGAATTCTAATCGCATTCGCTTTGCTGCCGAGCTTGTTGCTTGGGCTATTAGTATTGGGTGTAGCATTACAATGGCACTTACCGTACCAACACCTCCCCTCCTGGCTCTTTATCCTGTTTGGATTGCTGGCTGCGCTATCTATGCTTGGGCTGCTTATACTAGGAAATCTTTTGGGATGCTTGCTAACTACATCCTGCTTACTACCATAGACACAATTGGTTTGGTAAGGATGTTGACATGAGTTTATTCGGAGAACCAGTAAAGAAAATTGAAGAGGTTCCTTATAAAGCGCCAGCAATATCACCTTTCGATTTTATTAACGCAATACATCATAGTAAGGATAATCTAATAGTTGACGATTGGTCGGAGAAACAGTATAATCCATATATCATAAACAAAGGTTTGTCATATGGACACGATACAGTAATCCCAGCCAATGAGATGAACTCGCGTCCGCATCTGGACAAAATACTACAATTTCATTTTCTTATAAATATCATTAGGCCTAAAAAAAGATTTAATAAATGGATCAAGGCTGAGAAAATCGATGATTTGGAGGTTGTCAAAGAATACTATGGTTATAGCACAGAAAAAGCTAAACAAGTACTCCCACTCTTAAATGATTCGATCTTAGATGAGATGAAAAAAAGAATAACAAAAGGTGGTAAGAATGAGTACCGATCTAATCAACATTAATTTCCCGGGATATAATCCGCTGGAAGTTGTGCTCTCCGAACCGGATGATTTTTTAAAAGTACGTGAAACTCTAACAAGAATTGGTGTGGCTTCTCGCAAGGATAAAACATTATTTCAATCATGCCATATACTACATAAACAAGGCAGATATTTCATTGTCCATTTTAAAGAATTATTTGCGCTGGATGGCAAATCTGCAGATCTATCAGAAAACGATCTGCAACGAAGAAACACTATTGCTAAGTTATTAGTAGATTGGGGTTTGGTTAAAATTAACAATCCTCAGAATTTTATTGATTATGCCCCGCTTTCACAAATCAAAGTAATTTCTCATAAGGAAAAAGATGAGTGGAAATTGGAAACAAAGTATAATATCGGTAAGAAAAAACCGATAACTAGTAATAAATAATTATATCCCAGGGATGGGAAGCAAGGCGGAGGTAACCTTGTAAAAACCTTCACCAACGCTATGCCTTCGGGGTAGCATTATTAACTCGCTTAATTAAGGAGCACAAAATGACACAATTCGTAAACACTGCCATCGACACTATTGCTGGCGCAAAGAAAACTTTCGTTACTACATTCGTACCTAACGAAGAATTAAGAAAACCCCTAGACACTTACATTGACGCGCAAACAGATTTTGCTAAGAAGGTCGCTGCCGAAGTTAATAACTTCTTCACTACTATCAGCCTAGCAACATATTCTGTTGATGTTAAAAAAGCATTCGCAACTAAGTAATAGGGGTTTAACATGACATATTTTTTAAACAACCTACCTAAAGATTTTGACAAATTTTTTGTAGGATTTGACGACCAATTCAATCGCCTTTCAAAGATCCATGATGATCTAACGAAAGCAATTCCAAACTATCCTCCATACAATATCAAGAAAACCGGCGATAACACTTACGTTATCGAATTGGCTATTGCTGGATTTGCTAAGCAGGATATTGAAATTGAATTAGCAGACGGCAAAATGATTATTAAAGGCAATGTAGAAAATACAGAAGCTGAAGATAATTTCTTGTTCAAAGGTATTGCAAACCGAGCTTTCACTCGTACCTTCGCTTTAGAAGATACGATAGAAGTTAAGGATGCAGCAATGATGAATGGCATGCTTAAAGTATTCTTGGAAAAGATTATTCCTGAGCACAAGAAGCCAAAGAAAATTGAAGTTAAAGATACAGAAGCAGAAACAAAATCTTCTAAAAAATCTAAAGCTCAGCTTTTAACAGAAGATCCTTTGAGTCGTGATCTATGAAGGATGGCTTAGATGCTCTGGAAGGAGTACAGGCACCTTTATTGAAAGACTTTTGGGTATGGGTAAAAAGAAATTTTACTACATCATATCAAGCTGAGGTTGAAGCTTATCTCGCAGATTCTACAGATCACGCAGACGTTGAACGACGAATGCGCACTTTACAAAGAAGAGGTATGTTATGAAAAAAATCTTTTTAAGTATTTTGGAAGCTATTCAAGCTATCAAAAAACATAGGACTGGCCCCGGGTTAAAGGGTCGTTAGACACGGGGGCTTAGGCCCCCTTTTATTAGGAAATTAAAATGGCAATCAAAGTAGTTAAGTTAGTAACAGGTGAAGAAGTTGTAGGTGATATTACCGAAAATGGAAACAATATTAGCATTTATAAACCATGTGCAGTTATGTTAGTTGCATCTAGATCTACTCCAGACCAGCATTCAATGGCACTTGTACCATATGCAGGGTACGTGGATAATCACACGATCCATGTAAAGGAAAGTGCGATTATTTGGTCAGGTGATTTACAAGAAGATGTATATAATCAATATAATATGTTATTCGGGTCAGGCATACAAATATTGTCTAGCAAGA